TGACAGCATGGATATGTTTTTTGCTAACACTGATGATTGGCCTCGTAATACACCTGAGGAAAGAGCAAGAATACGCACTTATCAATCGGCTACATCTGCGCATGCAAACAATACTGTTATTATGGGGCAGACTTTTGATAAGCCATCATTAGTTGATGGCATCATATACATGCCTGATAACGCATTCTTTCAAATGATGCGTAAGAAATTTCCAACGCTTTACAAGATAGACAAGCAGGTATCTAGCGGTAGCCGTCAAATGGTTCGTATTGAAAGCGGCGCAATGACATTGCCGTTTACATTTATGAACTTTGGCTTTGGTGCTAATAACAAGATCCTTGGTGCTGTCAGAGATCCTAACAGGCGTCACAGACTTCAAGGCGTAATGGCTTTGGTCGGTCTTTCTTATCTGTCATTGTCTTTGAAGAAGTCTGATTATTGGTTTGAAAAACGAGAAAGCCCAGAGGTGCTTGCCAGAATCATAGATCATTCTGGCGTTCTAGGTATGTATTCTGATCTTGGTTACACAGGTCTTTCAATGGCAGTGAATAGCGGCATGCTAAGTGAGGATGGTGTGGCTGGGATCAAGCCTAGATATATTAGTCCTGATAAATCTGAGCGCATGACTGATGCTCTGACCGAGCCGTTTGGTGCGCCTGTTGGTCTTGCTCTTTCTTGGGGTAGAGCTGCAAATGATTTTCTGCATGGAAGATATAACGAAGGATCAAAAGAACTGTTCTACAACGCACCGTTCTTGGGGCTTCCTTATATTCGTGATGACGCAAGAGATTTATTGATCGGTGGACGTAATTAATTGTGCGTGGAAGCGTGCATTAACGCATGATAAGGAGTTAGTATGACTATTAGTTTGAGCAATAATTCAGCACGAATTTCCTATACTGTAGCGCAAGGCGCGACACAGACTAGCTTTACTGTGCCATTTGAATTTTTTGATGATGCCGATCTTAACGTATATGTTGATGGCACAAAGAAAACCATCACAACACATTACACAGTAACAGGCGGCAGTGGCTCTACTGGTTCGGTAGCGATTTCTGTAACTGGCGCAACTGGTGGTAGCACTGTTGTTTTGACAAGAGACATACCACTGGCTCGAACAACAGACTTTCCAACATCCGGGCCGTTCGATGTAACAACATTGAACACAGAATTAGACAGATTTACAGCACAACTTGCAGATCAAAAAGATGAGAATGATCGCTCTATAACTTTGCAAGATACTGACTCAGCCGCATCAATGAATCTTCCTTTGAAGGATGATCGTAAAGGTAAATACTTAGCATTTAATGCTACTACTGGCGCACCAGAAGCAGGTGCATCTACTGCTGATGTTGCTTTGCTGACAACTGTTACAACTGATATAGCCACACTAGCTGACATCGAGGATGGTACAAACGCAACTGATGCCATTCAAACTGTAGCTGGCGTTGCATCTAACGTAACTACTGTAGCTGGCATTGCTAGCAATGTTACCTCTGTAGCTGGTAATGCTAGCAACATTAATGCGGCAGTGAGTAATGCTACAAACATCAATACCGTTGCTGGCAAAGAGTCTGAAATTAACAGCGTAGCCGCAAAGGCTAGCTTGCTTACGAGTGACTTTGTGTCTGACTTGAATACTTTGGCAGTGACTGATGTAATTAATGACATTAACACACTGGCAACAAGTGACATTGTTTCTGATATTAACACTCTTGCTACTAGCGATATTGTTAGCGATCTAAATACTATTGCTACAAGCGATATTGTTTCTGACATAAACACGTTGGCTACCAGTGATATTGTTACTGACCTTAACCTACTGGCTACTTCTGATTTTGTTGCTGATCTAAACACTATGGCTACAAGCACTAACACTACCAATCTTGGTACTGTGGCTGGTGCGGTGAGTAATGTGAATACGGTTGCTGGCATAAGCAGTGACGTATCAGCCGTGGCTGGTATTAGCGGTGATGTTTCTGCTGTTGAGAACATCAAGGCGAATGTTACTACGGTAGCTGGGGTAGCTAGTGACGTTTCTAGTGTGGCTGGTATTGCAAGTAATGTTACTAGCGTTGCTGGTAACTCATCAAATGTTAATACTGTTGCTGGTATTAGTTCTAATGTGACCACTGTAGCTGGTGACACAGCTAACATAGGCACTATAGCTACTGATCTTGGCGGCACAGATACAATAGGTACTGTTGCTGGTGCAATCAGCAATGTTAATACTGTTGGTTCTGGCATTGCTAACGTCAATACAGTAGCTACAAACATTAGTTCTGTTAATGATTTTGCTGATAAGTATCGCATTGGATCGTCTGACCCATCATCAAATAATGATGAGGGTGATCTGTTTTACAATACAACATCAGACACATTAAAGATTTATAATGGTTCTGCTTGGGAATCTGGTGTAACTGCTGGCTCTGGCTTTTTGCCTTTATCTGGTGGGGCTTTAACAGGCAACATTACGATGTCTGGCAGTGAGACTGTAGATGGTCGTGATTTGTCTGCGGATGGCACAAAACTTGATGGCATCGAGGCGAGTGCTACTGCCGATCAGACTGCAAGTGAGATTAGAACCTTAGTCGAAAGTGCTAGTGACAGTAATGTTTTCACGGACGCAGATCACACCAAGCTAAATGGCATTGCGGCAAACGCTACTGCTGATGATTTAACTGCTCTTAATGCTTCTAATCTTACAAGTGGAACAATCCCTGACGCAAGATTTCCAGCAACCCTGCCAGCACTTAACGGCTCAAACTTAACTAACATTCCAAATACAGACACTACCTACTCTGCTGGCAATGGCCTTGATTTGAGTGGCACAACATTCAGCATCGAAACAGACTTGCGTGACGGTATTCAATACATTGGTCGTGATAGTAATGACTATGTTGCTTTTCACACAACTGTTACTGACTTTTTTCTTGATGGCAATCACCGCTTTCGTATCCAAAACAACGGCAAGGCATATCTCGATGCTGAAGGTGGCGGCAATTTGCGTGTCGATTTACAGCAAGGTTCTGCTAAAAGCTGGGTTGCGTGGCGTGGAAATTCCAGCACTATGCGTGACAACTACAACACATCGTCAATTACAGATATTTCGAACGGTAACTTTGATGTGAATATTGGCAACAACATGAACCAGACTTATTACGCTACTGGCCAAAGTTCTGGCGAACAGGATAATGGCGGTAGTTACTGGTATTTAACAGGATTCCGCCCACAAAACAGCGGCAAATGGGCATGTCGTCAGGCCGCTGGTGGATTTGGTGATACTGGCGGTTCAGGTCTAGCTTGCTGTATTATTCATGGCGATCAAGCATGATTGATTGGAAAAAATATAAACTTAATGAGCGGATTGCTTGGTCGCATGAAAGCCTAGAGCCGTTTGTTACACAGTATCGTGTTGTCTATGAAGATGTTGATATGGATTGCGCCGCAATACTCTGCCCTGACAGCAGATTTATGGCGGCTTTGATGCACGGTGGATTGATGCCGCCTGTAGATGTTTGGCACAAATTACAAGAAGACGAAGCACGACCAGACTTTACATGCCATAGCGATTTTCGTGGTCACTTGCTTCATGAAACTGAGCCAATGAGGCCGCTTACAGAGAAAGAAGCTGTCGAGTTCATTATCATGAAGGATGTACCGCAACATATTTGGCGCACATGGAACGATGGCAATAAACCAAAGATTGTCATCTGTCGCCTAAACCAACTTCCACAGGAAAAAGAGTGGCGTGATGCTTGGCGCATATCAAATTATTTAGGAGAAGCGGCATGAGTGGTTCTATTTTAGATAAAGATGAGAACTCAATTTTAGCGGATGATGTGACAAGTCAGCCATCTAACCGCCATTTTCGTGACGCTTGGGTGATTTCAGGAACGGTTATCAGTGAAGATATTGATTCAGCTCGTCGTCTGTTTAAAGAAAAGATTAGAGAGATTCGCAAGCCTTTGTTAGACGCTGAAGATGTTGTTTATATGAAGGCTTTAGAGGCTGACAACACCTCTGCTAAAACTGCAAGCGCAACCAAAAAACAAAATCTTCGTGATGCTCCTGCGGCATCTGCCATTATATCTGCAACAACGATTGATGAACTCAAGTTGGCTTGGGATACATCATTGTTGGGAGATAGCCCATATGCCTAAACCAACAGTTACATCAGTACAGGCACAGGTTGACACACACGAAGCGGTCTGCGCTGAACGCTGGAAAGAAACCATTTTGCGTATCAAGCGTATCGAACACATTATGATTGCAACTGCTGGCACAATCATAGTGTTACTTCTAGGCATTATAATCAATGGAACCAATTAGCACAGCCTTAGCTGGGATTGCGCTTGTTAAAGGGGCAACAGATGCAATCAAAGCGGCTATTGGTACATGTAATGACATTTCAGAAATCGCTGGTTATATCGATAACCTGTTTGAAGGCCAGTCACAGGTAAACAAAGAACGGAATAAACGCTCTGGTGTTGGTGCTATGGATGGCATCGGCGGCGTAGCATCTGAAATGATAGATGCAAAACTTGCTCAAGAAAAACTATACGAAGTTTCTATGTTGGTTGATCTACGCTTTGGATCAGGTACATGGAAATCTATTGTTGAAGAACGAGCCAGACGCATACAGGCACAGAAAGAACGTGTTAAACAAGCGGCTATAGAAAAAGCGGCACAGCGCAAAGAAATCTTTGATGGTCTAAGCATGTTGTTTTATTTAATCATGGGCGTTCTGGTTGTAGGTTTAGTTGTGCTTGTGGCTTTCAAAGCTAGTGCATCAATTCCTAAGATGACCACATGCCGACTTGCCCATACTGAAGCCATAAGCAAATCAGAAGTTATTTGTTTTTATCGTGGTGCTAATAACACTCAAGAACAGCACACATCAGCTTTATATATAGGGTGCGCACGTTCTTATCAGTGTGAATACAATCCAAAACCTAAGGGCTACTCACTCAAAGATACTTTGGACAGCATAAAGGATGCGTTGAAATGATACCTGTAATTATGAAGTTGCTTGGTAGTGGTGATGTAGTTGAGAAGGGCATGAAGCTAATCGACTCAATGCACACAAGTACTGAGGAAGAAGTTGCGGCAGTCAGTAAAGCCAAGACTGATTTGTTGTCTGCATATGCGCCATTCAAATTAGCGCAACGATACCTTGCTCTTATGTTTGCATTTACATTTTTGCTTTGCTTCGCGATTACGCTGGGCATGACGCTTGCTGGCAAAGGCGACATTGAAGGTGTGAAGGCAATCCTGGGGGATTTCTGGATAGGTGAAATAATGCTGTTGATTGTCGGTTTTTATTTTGGCGGTGGTTTGGCTGAGAGCGTGAAAAAAAAGTAAGGAGAAAGTCATGAGTCTATATAAAAATATTAATGCTAGAAAAAAAGCTGGTACATCTCGGCCTAAATCTAAGTCAACGATAACACCTAAAGCTTATAAGAATATGAAGGCTGGGTTCCCCAAGAAAAAGAAATGAACATAGATACGTTGCGGCAAGAAATTGCTGATGATGAAGGCTGTGTCTACTCTGTGTATTTAGATCACTTAGGTCTGGAAACGTGTGGTGTGGGTCATTTAATTCTTGAAGGTGAGCCTGAGCATGGTCAGCCTATAGGTACAGATGTTTCTGAGGAACGTGTGCGTCAGCTATTTTCGCTAGACATTGCTGTAACTATAGAAGATTGCAAGATACTCTACCCGACATGGGATAGCATGAGTGATGAACTACATCACATCTTATGCAATCTCATGTTTAATATGGGTAGACCACGCATGTCTAAGTTTAAGAAATTTATCGCAGCAATCGCAGCCGAAAATTATGAGACTGCTGGGGCTGAGTTAAAAGATAGCAGGTACTATAGGCAGGTAACTAAGAGGGCAGATCGTTTGATCGAGCGTCTTGAGTTGTTAGCTGTACCATTCTAGTTCATATTAAACAAAGCATGGTTGTATAAACGCGGTAATTACCACCAGTTCCATGCCATTTAGATTGTGTCT